ACTATCAATACCTCCACTTAAAAACAATCCAAGTTTTCTACGACCCATTAAAGTTTGTTTTACTGACTCGTGCAATTTAACCCTAACCATATCTGAAACATCACCAGCATTCTTTATTGTATTATCTATTGGTATTAGTGTATTATTAATATTAGTGGAAACTTTAGTATCGTTTACTACATTCATTTTAACAACTTCACCAGGTACTAACTTTTTAATACCCCTGAACATTGTTAAGTAACCTGAATTATAACCTTGTTTATAAAAATGTTTAAAACCTTCTTTACTTACTTTTCGGTCAAAACCAGCTTCTAACAAACTTTTAATTTCGGAAGAAAATGCAAACTTGCCACCAGTATAACCATAATAGAGAGGTTTAGTTCCATTTCTATCTCTAGCAATAATCAATTGTTTCTCTTTTTTATTGTAAGCAGCAAAAGCAAACATACCGTCTAATTTGTGAATAAAGTTTATACCGTATTTTTCTAAACCTACTGCTAAAACTTCGGTATCTGTATCCGTCTTAAATTTGTAATTTAGAGATTTTGCTAATTCCTTGTAATTGTAGATTTCGCCATTATAGACTAAAACCCAATCATTGTGAATCCAAGGCTGTTTTGAATTTTCTACTGAATCTACTATTGAAAGTAAATTATGTCCTAGTGTAATATGTTCATCTTGCCATTGGTCATATCCATCAGGACCTCTATGATGTGCTTGACACAACATATCATCCATTATCTGTTTTGACGGCCAGAATATTCCGTGTATTGCACACATAATCTAAATGAACCTCCAGCACAAAAAATTGCTGAGGTGAATCCTGCAGCTATTTTTGAAATTAAATCTCCAGTATGGAGACGTTGCGAATTTTAGTAAAACGTTACGTACGTATATCATAGTAATAACTCCTTTATAAATGGGAAAATCATAGGTGAGGAAAATTCTGAAAGTTCAAATTCTGTATAAGATAACATTTTATACCACTCTAAAACTTCTTCAGGTGTGGCATAATATAACTCCTCTATCTTATCAATCTTATGGTTTCTTAATCTAAATCCAAAGTTCCACTTTGAGGTGATACAAGGTATTCCTAAATTAATAAGTTGAAAGATACTTGTGCTTTCTGACAACACAGCACAATAAACTTTATCTACAATGTGTTGAAAGTTAACATCATTTGGTATAACTTCAACACCTTTTACCAAATCCTGAATTACAAGTTGACTTAAAGGGTGTGCCTTAACTAAAATTCTTCTTGATGTTGATTCTCTAACTTTTTCAACACTATTTTTAATAAATTCATCAACAGAAATGGAAGATGTAGGATCATATTCTAAACCAGGTACAATTAAAACTGCACCATCTTTATTATTTTTCCACTTATGATTGTGTATGTTATCTATCTTTATTTTATTATTACTTTCAATCAAGTCAATCATACTATTTAATCTAGCTGAATTTAATCCTTGACACCATTTAGTTCTTCCATATGTCCAATGACCTAAACCCATACGATAATACCTTGGATCTGAATTCTTATACCAAATATCTTTATAATTAACTTTAATCCTTGACAATGTAGGACTTTCGGTTACAATAACTTTTTTATCATATAACTTTGATAATTCTTGCACCCATACATTAATAAATTCCATTCTTGCACTTCTAATTGCTGTGTTTGGTCTTCCGTGAGATAGTTTACTATCTTCAGCATAAATTTTATCTGGTTTCCAATGTCTTGCAGGATTTTTACTACCCCAAGTACCATCAACCAAATATGCGTCAGCATTTTTTATCCAATATAAATCTTCTAAATTTATTGGAGTGTTTATATTATTTTCTTCAACACTAACTCTATGTAATGAAACTCCAAATTGGTCTCCAAAATCTTCAACGCCTTGATTTATCGCTTGTATTGGATTTGAGGAACCAAAACCTACTATTTTTATCATTGTGGCCAATTAACCTTACTAATAAATGTTTTATAAATTATTTTATTCTTTTCCATTAAACTTTTCACAAAATATCCTTCAATCAAATCATAATTATTTTCTCTTGCCCATAAGACCCTTTTATTACCTATTGAAACTGCCATACCAACCTTTCTTGCACCGTTCTCATCTTTTGGCCAATTATCTTTCCAATAATATTCATTTGTAGTTACCACTATTGGCCATTTCATACCGTGCTTTGATATACTAGTTCTAAATAATTTCATCCTTTTTTCCAACCATTTCATACTTGGTATCAGCATTATATCTTTGACTTTAAACAATTCTAACTTTGCAAAATCAACGTGTTGCTTTGCTTTTAATATCTTGTCCATACTTTGCTATATAATAGGCGTCAACTATATCGGTCACAGGATTTGCTAGTGTCTGTTGGTCAAACGCCTTCATTAAATCTATTTTAGTATCTTTCTTAAATTGTTCATACATCTTAATCTTATCTGCATTACCTTTGCCTGTTGCAAACTTTTTAATGTTTGCTGGTGGTATCACTTCTACTTGTCCATAATGTAATTGTAATCTATACTTTAAAATGCCACCATTTTCTGCAATTTGAAACACAGCTCTACCTTTACTGCCAAAGGAATATCCTTCCATAAAAATTTGTTTGTCATCTAATTGATAATTTTCTTGTAAGCAATCGAGAACCGTATCGCTAAGGTTTTTAAATCTTTCCACAGGATCATTATATTCTTTTGATTCATAACCAATAATATTTCCTAAAAATGTACCTTGATATTTCTTTTTAGGTGTAATGTAATAAAACATACAATCATAATCAGTATATCCAGAATACACATCTTCAAACCCCTTCATCACACACCAACAAGGGCAGGTTAAACTATAATCAATTCCAACTATCGTCTTCGGTATCATCTTCGTGATCTTCAATCTCCTCTTCATTATCTATTTCATATCCACAAAATGGACAGGTAATAGGATCTAAATTAATATTTTCGTCATCATATTGTAATATATATTTAGACAGGCAGTTAGAACAACTTTTTTTCGCCTTAACTAATGAGGCTTTTACTCCAATAGATTTCATACTATAGTTTGAATTTTTTAAATTGATTCTTCTCCATATCTTGTTTGATACCACCGATAACATAAGATTCTATTTCTGTTTCCTGTGGTGCGTTTTGTTGTGCCCGACTATTTAACCAATTGTCTACCCAAGGTAATGGGTTTGTTTTTTGGTCGTATTTAGATTCTAATCCGATAGCTCTCATTCTTCTGTTAGCCATATACTCTACAAATTGGTGTAATAATTTTTCTGATAAACCTATCATACTACCTTGTTCAAATAGATATGTTGCCCACCTTTTCTCTTCAGCAACTGCCTCATCATACATTTTATAAACTTCTTTTTCTGTATCTCTAATAACTTTTGTCATTACTTTATCATTTTCACCATCTTTATAGTTGTTAATAATTCTTTGTGATACAGCAAGATGTTGAGACTCGTCTCTTGCAATAAAGGAAATAATCTTTGCACTACCTTCCATTAATTTTAATTCACCAAAAGCAAACGAACAAGCAAATGAAACATAGAATCTTAAACCTTCTAAAATATTTACGGTTACTAATGCCAAATATAATCGTTTCTTTAATTCATATATGTCCACTTTATCTTTATCTAAAAGCCATCTGTATCCCATTTCAATTAGTTCATCATAACATTTGGTAACTGAAGCAGCTCTCTTCTCTATCTTCTCATCTGTAATAATCGTATCAAAAATTTCAGATGGATTTGGATATAAATTTTTCATTATGTAAGTATAAGACCTACTATGAATTGTTTCCATAAAATCCCAAGTGACTATGCAACCTTCTAATTCAGGTAAAGAAACAAAAGGTAAAAATGCCAAACAAGGTCCTCTACCTTGTACACTATCTAACATTGTTTGGTATTTTAAATTAGATGTAAAGATATTCTTTTGAGCAGGTAACAACTCTTGATAATCGTTTCTATCTTTTTGTAAAGATACTTCTTCTGGTCTCCAAAAGAAACCTAATTGTTGTTGTGTAAGTTTATCAAAGATAGGATATTTAAATGTATCATATCGTTGCACACCCAAATCCTCACCAAAAAACATTGGTTGTTTGGTCATATCTAAATCTTTTGATTTGTTAAATACCGTTCTCATATTTTGTCCTTTACATTTATAAAAATTTCATCTAGTTGATTATAAAAGTAAATTTTACCACCATAACCTGTTATTCTTGTTAATTCTTTTCTACCATTCCATACAATAAAGGTTGGTGTTCCTCTAATAGGTTTGATTCTACCTTCAGCATATGCCTCTTTAAACCAATCAGGTTGGTTGTAGGCGTCAATAATAACCAAAGGTACATCTTTATACTCATAGTCAACTGCAACCTCATCCATAAATGCCATACAATATCCACATTTTTTATTGTGAAACATTAATAGTTCTATTGCCTGTGTTGTTGTAGCAAAGAACATTGCTACCACAAATGCTAATACTGCAATGGTCATAGCAGAATAATCAAACCAATCAAATAATTTAATCATCTTTATCTTTTAACTCATAGAAAAAACTATCGTCATCTCCTGCTGTCCACTTTTGTTCTGGTTCTACACTATATACCTTTGTAGAAACCTTGTAGTCTGGAAATTTCATTTCAGTTGGTGACAATGACTTATCATAAAATATAGTTCTGTTATTTGGTTGAGCTGCAAAATGACCGTTCTCTAATTTTAATATGTTAAATGATTTGTGTTGACTTGGTACTTCTGAAAATCCTATATTTCTTTCCAAGTTAGTTGAATTGCAAACATCTATTGTAAACATATACCACCCTTTATATAATTTTTTACTAGGTGATAGGTACTTACACATATTACCTTGTAATAATTGTTTTTCAATAATTGCAATGTCATAACTAAAACAATCCCATAATTCTAATTCTGTTAAAGGTATACTCTCTTTAACATCTGTCTTCCAAACGAATGCTGAAATAGGTAACTTATCATACAAAGCACCTGTTTCATACAGATATGTTTCAAAGTATAAGGCGTTGCCTTGAATACTTTTTGCTGTACACCAAATACCTGGTGTTAATTCGCCGTGTCCTTTTTGGTGATCGTAGAGATATTCCTTCTTAACATACACATCTATGTGTGGAATATTCGCAACTAGAAATGCCATATTTTTTTCCTAAATTACACACGAATCACAATCCTCTTGTTCGTTTGTAGTTAATGTTTCTTCTATTTCCGTATTAGTATCAGACAATACCTTATCATTTTGGTCTAAATCTTTTTTACTATCATAAGTGTTTTGATAATATGAAGTCTTCCAACCATACTTATATGTATTTAATAAATCTTCCGCCATCTTGGAGATTGGTACTTGTCCATTTTCATAGTGTTCAGGATTATATGACCAGTTCCCACTAATAGCTTGATCAAAATACTTTTGCATTACTGCGACTATGTTTATATATCCTTCGTTTGATTTCATATCCCATAGTAAAGTATAATAATTTTTTAATCTTCTATACTCTGGTACAACCTGTTTAAGTGGTCCTTTTTTACTCTTCTTAATTGAAAGGTAATCTCTAGGTGGTTCAATGCCATTTGTAGCATTGGAAACCACACTAGAGGATTCAGACGGCATTTGAGCTGTGAGTGTGCTATGACGGAGGCCAGACTCAACAATCTCCTTTCGGAGTTTCTCCCAATTGTAAGATAATTTGCGTGAAACAATTTCATCTACTTCCTTTTTATAGGTGTCAATTGGTAAGATACCGTCGGAATATTTTGTCTTATTAAAGAATTCACATTTACCTTTTTCTTTTGCTAGAGTTAAACTAGATTGTAAAAGGTAATACTGGAAAGCTTCAGTTAATTTATCAACTTCTTTCCAAGCCTGTTTATTTTCATAAGATAATCCTAATTTTGCCAAGTAATGTGCTAGTCCAATATACCCAATGCCTAAACTTCTTCTTGCTTTAGTAGAAATTTCTGCTGCTTTAACTGGATAACTTTGATGGTCTATTACTTCATCAAGAGCTCTTACTGCTAGGTCACATATAGGTTCTAATTCTTCTACATTATTAATCTTACCTACATTGATAGCAGATAAAATACATAAAGCAATTTCACCGTCCTCACCATCTATATGTTGTATTGGTTTGGTTGGTAATGTTATCTCTTGGCATAGATTAGACATTGTAATTCTGTCTTTAAAAGAGGAGTGTGTATTACAATGGTCAATGTTCATAATATAGATACGACCTGTTTCAGCTCGTTCTTTTAAAATTGCCATAAACAATTCTTGAGCAGGTATTTTATCCTTTTTAATTGATGTTTTTCTTTCAGCAATTTGGTATAGTTCATCAAACTTATCTGTACCAAATGCCTCTACCAATTCAGGTACGTCGTGTGGAGAAAACAAAGTAATGTCTTCTTCATTAATAAATCTTTCGTAAAATAATTTGGAAATTTGTATAGAATAATCTAACTTTCTTACTCTATTATCTTCTGTACCTTTATTGTTTTTTAAAACTAATATATCTTCTATTTCTTGGTGCCAAATAGGGAAGTGTACCGTTGCACTTCCTCCTCTAACGCCGTTTTGAGTACAGCACCTGACCGTGGCCTCAAACTTTTTGAGAAAGGGTATAACACCAGTATGTTGAACTTCTCCAC